TTTTTGCGTCTTGCCTCACCACTTTTAAGACCTGCCAACCTACGTTTTTGGCTAATTTCTTCATTTTTGGTTTTACGCAATTCAAATCGACGTGTTAAACTCGGCGACCAGAAAAATTCGTCATCACAAGCCAATAATTCGAAGTCATTTATAAGTGCATTAATGAACAAAAATGAACAAAATGAACAAAAGGTGTTTTGTTCCAACACGTGTTCATTTTTGTTGAACACATGTTCAACACATGTTGAATTTTGTTCGTTTTTCATGCCTAATTCATTATCAAGAGCAACGAACGTATACTTTTTAAGTGGTAGTTTGTAATCTTCATATGACGCCAGTTTCTCGATGATTATCCACCACCAAGCATAGGCAATTACGCCGTACTCAGAAATCATGGCGACAATCTTAGGGTCGTTAAAGGCATCTACGTCATGACTGAAATAATAAGATTGATCTTTCGCCATAGTTTACCCCTTAATAAAATAAATCGTCGTGCTTAACACCTAACACATCAGCCCACATAAAACGCTTTTTATCAAACGTAATAGGTTTACCACTTAGATATAAAACCAAAACACGTGGAATAGTTTGAGCCCTGTTGCTAAACTCCATAAGTGTTAGGTGCTTTTTCTCCAACGCTTTAATAAATACATCAAATTTAACTCGCATAATTAGCACCCCTTTTCTTTATGCACAATAACTAATTTACCTGTTGCAGCTTGTACTGCTTTCTTGAATTCAACCTCGTTCGAATTCTCATTAGATAGATGGATAAGGTGAATGGCTTTACATTGTGAAAGATCCATAGACCGTAAAAACTTTATGACATTTTCAAGTGCAAAGTGAGATTGAATAAGTCGCTCCATTCGCTGCTTGCTCAACTCATCTTGCTCGACTTTCTTATTCAGTAATTCGTAAGAGTGATTGCACTCAACCAATATGTGGTGTACACCTTTAAAAGTGTATTTGCAGTAGTATGTATCTGTGATATATAGCAACTTCTCTTCGCCATCTGAAATAAGATAGCCAACATTAGGTACATCGTGTTGCAGCTCAAAAGGTAATATTGTAAATACTCCTCGTTTGAAAGACTTCCTAGGAGTTATCTCAACCCATGAATGTTCGTCTACCACATGTAATGCATCGGCAGTTTCTCGTAACATATATATTTTATGTCCAAGTTTTAACATATCAGCCACGGCCCTTGAATGGTCGCCATGTTGGTGAGTAACTACGGCACCCAGTAGGTGGAGAAAATTATACCTACATGCCCTTTGAATGGTTTTGAAAGGTAAACCAACGTCAAGCAATAATTCGTCTCCATTTACACTTGATTTAATGCGGTAGCAGTTGCCAGCGGAACTGCTACCAAAACATTCGATGTTAATCATTTGAACATTGCATCGGCGTTCAATACTTCGCCAGTCTCAGCATCGACAAAAGTTGGTTCGTTAGGTTCAATGTCAATCACTTCGCTATTGGCATTATGTTCAATAGTAGTTGTAACGTCGTCCATTACATCACTGACTTTGCCCTCAACGTCGATAATTTCATCTGTAGTTTGTAGCCCCATGCTAATTTCAGGAGCAGTTGTGCGGATCAACCATGCTGCTGCACGGTACCGCAACATTTGGTCTGGCATTGTTTTCCATTTACTACCTTTTTTGTCGTACCACCCCTCTTGCTTGGCAATGGATATAGTAACTTCTGGGCCGTAAATAACCTCATCGCTGCCCTTTTCTCTTGTGTAAGCAATAACACCTTGGCTGTCCGTTCCTTTTTTGCCAGTTTCTTTGTATTTAATAGCCTCAAAGCGACCACATTGATTGAATGTAGCTATTAAGAATTTACTGGACCAACCTGGGTTGCCATACACTATGTACAAGTTCTGCATTACCATTAAAGGTGATGCGTTCATACGTTGTGCCATTTCTAAGGCAATAATTGCATTACCAAGATTTTGTTCGCCTTGGAATTGCTGTGGAACTAATGTAGATTTACTGAACATACTTGCTTGACGTTGCAGCAACGCAAAGCCATCGGCACTTTGAAAGCCTGGTAATGATTGTTGTTTTATGGTAACTTCTTTTGACATGGTTTACCTCCTAGATCATTGTTAATTCTTTAAAATCAGCGTCTACAACTAATTTGATTGTTTGGCTGTTACATTTAATAAAGTCTGTTATGGCCTCAGCATTATCAATAAATACTGGAGCAGTAACGTTATAGAATTTAGTTAACGCATTAATAATGTCGAGCCCTACATTCATACGAGCTGCATTATTCATGTTACGATACGTAACACCTTTATAAGTAGTTTCGCAACATTCCTCAATGTTCCCATTGACTAAAACATTGAACATTTTAAAACGAGCATATTCAAAATGACTGTTGATGCTTTCCTCCAACATATCCACCTTGGCTTTGACGAATTCATCAATTAAGAAAGATGTTTCATCTAGTAAATTCTTTTCTGCAGCAAGTTTTTGTTGTTGGTTTTCAAGTTCAATCACACGTTTTTGAATATCAGCATTTAACGTGTATTTATTGAGCTCAGTTTCTAACGCTGCACGCTTTTCTTTGATTGAGCTTATCTCATTATCAAGCCTTGCCACTTCTTTGTCGTCAGCCTCTTCGCCCTCATCTAATTCAAGTAAGAATAATTCTGCTTTTAGTTCCTTATAATCTGGATCATCTTCGACATTAGGTTCTAAATAACTTTCATATTCTTTGAACTTACTTTCATAAGCCTTTGTTTTGTCCTCAATTTCCTTAGTCAGTCCATCGGCTTTTACTAGTAACACTTCTCGCTGTTCTTCATAGTTGGCTTTTAGCTTTTTTGCACTTTCAATTAGTGATTGCCATTTCTCCAACTTTGCAGCCTTTTCAGAATTGAACGCAACTTCTAACTCGGCTTGCTTATCTTCCGGCAAAGGTTGTCCACAGGTGGGACAAGTCTCTTTGTTAAACTCTTGAGCATTAAAGGAATCGAACTCATCCTGCAAGGTTTCAATTCGCTTACTTTCTCGTTCAATATCTTTCGCCAAGTCATAAGCCCTATCGGTGTATCTATCGTGTTCACTTTCGATGATTTTTAATTGCGTCAATAAAGCCTCGTATTCGCCTCGTTTACGTTGCTTTTCTGAGTTGTAAACAGATAACACCTCGGACTGTCTTGCTTTCAACTGACGGCCAATTTCATCGATTTTTGAACGCTTTTCTGTGGAACTAAACCCATTAATAATAGTTGCCTTTTGGTTCTCCAATTCATTAATAGATTTATTTAAGGTTTCAATGTCAGTTGTTAGCTTTACTTCGCTTGCAGCTATATCCACTTTATTTCTTAAAGCCTCATCAATACGAACTGGGATCATATCCAGTTCTTTATTGATAGCAGTTTTTTTTGCAGCAACAATCTTGCGTTGCTCATCAACAGTTCTGCCATTCAATAACTCGGCCAAGCGTGTAAGTTCAGAATGGCTGTTAATAACTTCATCGTCCTTAATATCTCCGCTAATTTCTAGCAATAACTTACGGCGGTTTTGCCATGAATATTGCTCGTTAAAATATAGAGGGTTAGTGATTAGCTTGAACACGTCTTCTGCAATAACATCATTGATATATTGCTTATATTCCTTTTCTTTCACTGGCACTTCGTTTATGAAGTAATCAGTGGTATGCCCTGTAAGTTTTGTATCACCACCACGTGGGCTACTATACTTTTCACGATAAACACGTCTTAAAGTAAAGCTATTTCCATCATCGTTTAGGAACTCTGCCTCGACTTCATGATTTACCTTGTGGATGGGCTCACCATTTTCAAGGGTTTTAATTTCAAAATCGGCACGGTCTAAACTATCCTTGCCAAATAGTAGCCAACATAAGCTGTCGAATACTGTCGTCTTGCCTGTAGCATTATCACCATATATAGTGGCGTCTATTCCTCCAAAGTCAAACTCGCTGTTTCTTATTCCTTTGAAGTTTTGCAAGTTTAATTTAAGTAATTTCATATTGTATGTTCTCCTTAGCTAACTTGTGCCTGCACATCAATCGTGCGTGGTTCAATTTCTAATTGATTGGCCCATTTAAGCACGGTATTATTGACGTCCTTATTCTTATGTACACATTGATTGCCAAATAATTTTGCCTGCACCAGTTTTGTAAATTTCTTATCATCTTTTGACAATTCAAGGCATGCAATAGGTTTCATGTTATCGTCGGTAACAACAACAATGGCCGTATTGCCTTTCATAACTCTGTCTTTGTAAGATCCAACACAATTACGAAGTTCTTTACCTATCATCATTAAATCGGCGGCAGTTTTAGGCACCATAAAGTGCATGCCATTCACATCGGCGTTTAACTCAGGAACTTTAGGCAAGTTTACATCGCCGTATTCCTGTTTGTTATAGATATTAATAAGTTCTGCATGTAAGTCTTTTAATTTAAACCTCTTACCCCAAAACTTATCTCGATATTTTAACTTCAATTCGGAATACATTTTTACGCAGTCCTCGATGTCTCTAAAGTCCTCGGATAATATCCAACGCAATGCAGCAGGTTCGCCATATCTAGCAATCATTGTTTGCCAAAATTCTTTTGAACCATTGATGTGTAACTTCATGGACTTTCTTATGTCCTTAGCACGTTGTACCTTTCCGCTATAACGTTGTACGTCGCAATCAGGCACCCCATATCGATTTAATGTCATAATAGTTCGTCTAACATTTTCATCGTTAAATAACTTTAGTACCTCTGACATACAAACTGCCAAAGGGTTATTTGCCATCGCCCTGCGTAAAGATCGACTGTCAGGAGATTTGATTACCACTCGCATGGCCTCTTGGAAGTTCATGCCTTTTTTAGTTAGCTCGAACACATTATCACCAATAGGGATATTGATAACTCGGCTATATAAATGGCTATCATTCCAATACGACGCACAACGATGGATGTAAGATATGCTAGGCATATCTGGTGCAGAAATCTTTAGTGCCATATTTAATAGCATCGTAAAGAAATATCCGCCCTCCTCGTTAGCGGAGGGTGATATATACACATCGGCTGCACTATATCCATATGTAGCCAATAAACGTTTTTGGAACGCTACTCGTAATACTCTGAATAAATCATTCAAAGGCTTTTTGTTAATGCTATGCATAGCATAAGACTTGCCGAAGTATTTTAAGACCTCCATGAAATAGTGTTCTCGAATATATCTAGTAGTAAGATCATACTTCTGTTTGTTGTAGTCGGTGTATACGGCTTTCTTTTTCTTAAAGTCGAAACGTATAACCTCTTTGCGAGTTCCCTCATTAATAGAGGTTCCGTCTAATCTCATTGTTAAAGCTCTGTAGCTAATACGTAAGTCGATACAGTCTTTTAACTCAACGACCTCTATATAAGCGTCCAATGGGATAAGGTGATTTTCATCGTCTATATGTAATATTCTGTCTCGATATGGCTCGCTATGATAGCCACAATTTGGACAAGTAAAATACTTCGCAGCAGTTGTATAACCGTTGCTATAGTTATACTTACGTTTCCATTTTCCACCGAACGTAAAATTACAGTCAGTATGATATATAGTTGTATAAGCTGCATCGTAGCTACTTTCCAATATCACACTATCAAACATTCTAGGGATATATGTTCTCGCTAATACCTCCATGACATTCGCCCCTTTTAATCAAACATATCGAACATATCTTCCAGAGTTTCCTCCACGGCTGGTTGAGGTTCCTCTACTACCTTTTGAGGTTCCTTTTTTTTTGCTTTCTTTTTGGTTGGTTTTGGAGTTTCCTCTTTTGGCTCCTCGGCTTTATCTGCTTTCTTAGCCTCTTTTTCAACCAATTTAATGGCCTTTATAATGCTTTTAGATACAGAAATGTTTGTCTCACAAAAATCGATTGCCCTTTGATATTCGATAGTGTTTGATGGATCTAACTCGATTGCCTTTTGTAACACCTCAATTTGAGGTGTTACGTTATCAATCACTTGTTTAAAACTATTCATGTTAGACATTTGTTCGTTCTCCTATTTACCCATTAACGCATTAAGTTCTTGCATAATTTCTGGTGTTAAATCACCGGAATTAGGCTTGCCATTTACTCCATGATTACGGAATACATCGAGTGCAGCTTTCACACCCTCAGCACCTACATGTTTGAGCCAGTCTTTGAAGTCGTTCCAGTAGACTTGCGGATCTATTTCCGCAGTGTCTACGTCTAATTCATTTTCTGCAGGTTCCTCAACTTCTTCCACCTTAGCCTCTACAGGCTCGCCCTCGAAATTTGTAACAGGAACGTCTGCAACTTCCTCGGCTGTTTCCTCTTTTACCTCAACAGGTTCCGGCTGAGTTTCTTCAACTACCTTTGGTGCAGTTTCTTTTTTAAGCTCAGGTTTAACCTCTTTTTTAGGTTCTTCTACAACTTCTGCAACCTCTTTAGGGTTCATAAGTTCGTTATATTCTGCGATTTTTTTTGCTAGATCTTTAGGGCCTTTAAATTCAATAGTGAAAGTATTCATGTTATGTCTCCTTGTTTCTAAATATGATTATTTATTTTTCAATGCAGCAACTTCATCTGTTAATGCTTGAACTAATTTTTCAAGTTGAGCGATACGGCCATTTTCTGTCTTAGCCTCTGCCAAGTAGTCGGAGCCTTTTCCAACTTTAAATGCAGCATTAAGTGTTAGTTGAGTTTCACCGCCCAATGTAACACCTACACCATACATAGTGCGTTCATTAGGGCGATAGAAAGCACCCAATGCAACCGCATTTGCATTTCTATAATGCCCATAGCTAACCGCATAACTTGCTTTGTCGTTGCGGTTAAAGTCCAAAGGATGTAAACCACTTAAAGCAGCGGAGCTTGCCCCTAACTTATTAATGCGTTGTTGTGTAGCATTAATTTTGTTATTTAATTCATTCTTAATGGCAGTTGTGTCAGCATTAATTTTGCCTTTCAAGCCTGCAATATCATTAGTATTGATATTTACTTGATTTTGAGTGTTAGCCAAGTCAGTCTTGAGTGATTTGTCAGTATTTTCTAAAATTTGAATACGGTTTTCATGGTTAACTAATGCTTTATTGTGGTTATCTGAAATCTTGCTTAGATCATCAATAGCCTTAGTGTTCGTTGCAATAGCACTTGTATTGCCTGCAATGTTTTGCGTGTTTTTAGCAATGTTTTGAGTGTTTTTATTGATTGTTAGACCATTGCTATTAATTTCATCAATGGCTGCATATAACTGCGAACCGTTAATGGCATCGAGGCTGTCGGCCTCAATTCTACCGGCTGCTACATTTTGTAGCTGACGATTATAATTATCTAAATTGCTATATGTATCTGATTTTTTACTACCAAAAGACACAGTGGAGTTTGGTTGCTCCCCTGCAAAGATGTGGGTGGTGCCATTAATCTGCATTTGACCGAATGGCACGGCATTATATGTTTGACTATTAGTACCAATGGCAACACTATTTTGTACCGGTGCACTAGCATTGTTGCCAATAGTAACTGCGTCAATTCCTCTTGTTACGGAGTGGGTACCAATAGTGATTGCCCCTTGGTTATCTACAACAGAATTTGCACCAATTACAGTTTGCTCCTGATGAGCCCCAATGTAATTGTTATAACCAATAGCAGTTGATTGTCCGCCTGCTACAGTACCATTGCCACCACCAATGACAATGGTGTCGTCCCCAGTGATTTTGTTATCACGACCAAGTGCAACAGAATTTGTGGCATTAACTACTGTATTGGCACCACTTGCGATAGAGTTGTACCCAGTAGCAACTGGAACTGTTGTATTCGGTTCGACTGGACCAGTAACTATGTTATTTGCCATTACATTCACTGCCATTGCAGCAATAGCGGAAGTTGTTACGATAATTTTTTTATTCATGTTTAAGATCTCCTTGTGTTATACTTAGATTGGTTAATTTAACTATGGGCGTTACTAGTTGCAGCTGGTATCGCCCTTTTTCTTTGTCTTGCTCTCATTCGTAAATGAGCTGTGTGGCAGTCTTTACATACGGCAACTACTTTGCCAATAGCCGTGTTATACAGGCTATACGTTGTAGCTGGTGTGAGTTTATAGCCGCAGTGATAGCAACGTTTTACCATTTTAAAAGCACCTCACCTGTAACCCACCACGTGAGCATGCTCATTACTACGAATAGAAATACTGAACCAAATATAAAGCCCTCAACAATATCTGCGAATTGAGGTAATGCATTTGCTCGTCTCAATTCTCGTTTTTCTCGATAAGTCATGTTCATTCGTTACACCTCCATAAGTTGCAGCATACCTGCTGTAGTATTTCGTATGCTTTCTTTTAACTCTTTCAATTCCCTTTTTAGCTGTTCATTCTCAGCCACTAACTCGGCATATTTTGTTGCCGTAAATTCTTTGTTGTACTTAGCTAGTGCATGCACTCCCTCCTTACTAAATCTGACGCCTGGCACGTCCGATAATTGAATTAGTTTACCCTCGTCTCGGAGCTGATATACTGCTGATACAGATATTTGAAAGAGGTCTGCGACCTCTTTCGCCGTATAAACCAAACTCATAAGCCAAGCACCTTTTTGACCTCGTAACATCTATCTAGGTATGCTCTGACAACGTCCAAACTCCATTGGAGAGCATCTGTTTGTTCAGGACATTTTTTAAAACGTTCTAAAATATCTTTTTCGGCACGCTCATGACGTAATATGGTTTTATTGAACTCTTTTACTGTTTCACCCCATTTTGTGATTTGAACCAGTCCATATTGCTTGAACATATATTCCACATGATCCATAGGAGCGAAGTCCCAAAACTCTTTTGGTGTTTTTTTTAGTTTTCATAATTAGTGCTCCTTGTTATATTCATCAATTAACTTTTGAAGTTCATTATTAGGTGCGTCTGCAAAATCGCTACATAAAGTGTCTGCACATTTCAAAGCCTGTTCTTTGCCATTCATGTCGTACACTAGGTTAAATTCAAGCTGCCATAATTCTTTGAATAGGTTTTCTCTTACTTCGTTGTGTGTCATGTTCATTCTCCTATGTTTACGTTTAGTAAACATTGATTATAAAAAAATATCCTGCATATTTAACTGACTATCAAGGTGGCGAAAGAAATCATATAATTTTGCCATTTCATCAGGCTTGAACTGTCTTTTGCCATTTTCCTTTTGATTGTATGTAGACTTGTGTAAGCCTAACATATTAGCCATTTCTAATTGTGTATAACCATATTTTTTGCGAAGTTTAGAAAGTTCTTTCATATATCCACCTCCTTATGTTTACCTCTTGTAAACTTCTTATGAGCTTATTATAGTTCACAAAATGCATACCGTCAAATAAGCTTTTTATAAAAGTTTGCATATTGTAAGTTTACATTTTGTTTACAATTTAATATGATAGCTATAGTAGGTATGCAATATGAAAACTTTAGGACAACGCATACAAGAATTGCGAAAAGATAACCAATGGACTGGTGAGGAGTTAGGCAAGAAATTAAATGTGGCGAAGTCTACAGTATCACTATGGGAGAGTGGAG